AGCCAGAGGCCCGATACACAAGCTCGACGCTGATCTGGTAATAGCGGACCTCAATGCCATCGACGACTTCCGTGGCTTGTTGACCGCTAATGCCTTGGCACTTCCACGTATGCGTCGGGCACCCCATATACACGCCGTCATTCAGCGTGTTGGTCACGTAGGCCGCAACAGCCAAAGGAAACGATGCACGGTTTCCGCTTACCGTGGCACGGATCTCGGCCTCGTCGGTCATGACGTTTTCAATCAGATCCCCGGCAGAGTTGACGATTGGCTTGAGCTCATCGCCTTCACCAAAGTGCATGACTGTTGGAATCGCCACGCCACCCGTTGAGAACGACCACACGTCAGGACGCAGCAGCGGGTTGGCCTCGTAGTCCTGCTTTAGAAGCTCGTAGCGGTACGTGATCTCTGCGTGATGGCGATCCGTCTCCGTAACGGATGCGTCGGTCATTCGCAGATACGGGAACTCCGGGTGCAGCGACCCGTGCACGATTCCAACGGAGTTGATGACCGTCTGCGTCGCCGTCGGCTCGTCAACCGTGACGGCGTACTTGATCTCCGCCGTTGGGCTTTCGCCGAACTTATGCGAGAACGTGCGTGGAATGACTTCGCGGTAGGAGATGACTGCCATCAGCCTGCAATCTCCACGGGTGCCGCATTTGCCTTGACGATCTCACGCCTAATTTCCTGAAGCTCCCGCAGCTGCTTGCGGTACTCGTCAACGGCAGGATCTTCGCGGCCGGTCGCCAAGGCAAGGAACTGGGACGCACCAGCACTGGTGCGGATGTCGTTGCCTTCAAGAGCCTGCTGCGAACGGCGAGACAAGGCGTCCAATCGGTCGGCCTCGATCTCCTGCAGCCGCTCAGCCAGACGCTCTCTAAGGTCGGCAATTTTCCGCTGCTGCTCCTCTTCCTGCCGCAGCCGATCATCTGCCGCCTTGGCGGCTACCTTTTCGGCTTCCTCGCGGGCCTTCGCCGCCCCGGTTGCTATGTCACGCTCGCGGGCCTCGGCCTGGTCTAGTTGAGCCAGTCGTGCAGCAGCGGCGTCTGCCGCCGCCTGGTCGTTCGCAGCCCTCGCGGCTGCCAACTCTTCTTGAACTCGGATGATCTCGCGCTCAATCGCCAGCACGGTCTCTGCGGCCTCGGCCCGCCGGTTGTCGCCGCCGAACTCGTTTTCCACACGCTGCCGGTCAATCGCTGAATCAACACGCCGCTGGTCCGCCTCAATGGCCGCTTCCGCAGAACGCCTTGCCGCTTCGGCCTTTCGCTCCTCCTCTTTGGCGGCGTCCTTGATGGTGTCGATCTGCGAACGGTACGCGGCCGTGGCGGTTTCTACTTCCTGCTTGTAGGCAGTCTCATTCAGAATGCCGTTGGCGGCCTGCTCTTGAAGCCGCTTAAGTGCTTCTTGGAACTGATACGCAGCCTCAAAGCCAGCCTGCCCGAATGCGGCAGACTCAGCGATTGCATCATTCAAGAGACTCTGCGTTTGGCTGATCTGATCCACGAAGGTCTCAAATCCCTCGGGCGGCTCAATGCTGCGGATCTCGGCCTGCACCTCGGTTGCTGCAACCTCGACGCCGCCCAAGAGATCCCGCAGTTGCCCGAAGAACTGCAGGACGTTGAGCCCTGGTATCTGCTGCACGATTGCATCAGCGGCGGCCTGCCCAAGATCAGGGAAGGCAGACGTGAGCTTTGTGATCGACTCCAGAATCACGTTCGCACCGCCGGTCACGTTGGCTGCGGCGTTGGCGAATGACGCAGTGATCTGATTGCTGGCACCCTGGGATGCCAAGGCGGCCCGGTCGAGCTCGTCTCCAAAGCGTTTGATCTGCTCGGCCTGCTTGTCAGTGATGGCCCCGCCGATCCGCTCGAGGTCGGCCGCTGCCTGGTCGAGCGATGCGAAGATGGGCAGCAGTTCCGTGCCCGACTTGCCGAACAAGTCCATGGCCACCGACGCACGGTCGGCAGGGTCTGTAATTCCCGAAATGGCACGGGCCATCTGCCGGAACAACTCTTCCGGCGACTTTGTCTGCAGATCGTCACTCGAGATGCCAAGCGTGCGGAACGCATCCGCCGCAGCCTTGGAACCGTTCCGAGCGTCGCCGAGCGACCGCAGGAACTTGTTGAACGCACCGCCCAGCGACTCAACGCTTGAGCCCGACGCCTTGGCTGCGGCGTCTAGCACCTGAATGAACTGGAACGAAACTCCGACACGTTCAGCCAACTGGCCGAGCCGCTCGACTTCGCCTTCCAGTGCGACGAGGTTTTTGGCAACCGCCACGCCAGCCGCCGTGAACGCGGTGAACGCACCGATGGCCAGCGTTGTCGGATTGACCAGCGTGGCGATCTGCCCGGCGAATGCCTGCAAACCTCCACCGGCCCCAGAGAAGACACGATTGAGCCCCTCGGCCGCAGATGACAGACCAGACAGCCGGCCAGCCACATTGCCGATAGGGCCTGGCAGTGCCGACAGCAGGCCTGTCAATTCGTTGAACGCCAGGGTGTTGCCACTGCCGGCCGCGTCTGCAGCGGCGTCGTATCTGGCTGCGGCCACCGTTGCCTTGGCAAAACTCTGAGCCGACCGCTGCAGGGCAGCGTTGTACGTGTCCTGCGTGATTCGTCCCGCCGCTAGGTGCTGATTGAGCTCAAGCACCTCTTGGTCGTATTTCTGCTGCGGAGACAGGTTGGCCTGCGTGATCTGTGCGGCACGGGCCAACGCACTTGCACGGTCTGCCTCAGCCTTTGCGGCCGCCTCGTTCGCACCGCTCGCATCGGCCGCAGCCCGCTCATAGGTCTGCTGCGAGATGGCGCCCTGCTGCAACAAGTCGCTCAGCCGAGCGAGCGTGGCGGCCCGCTTCTCCTCGGCAGTCGCCACCTGTTGCGTGACACGAGCACCCTCGGCAAAAGCCGCAGCCGAAGCGTTGGCGTCGTTCACGATTGTCTTAAGCTCAGCGGCGTACTGCTCGGCCGAGACTTGGCCTGTGCGGAATGCACTATTCAGAAACGCTAGGTCGGTGGCAACCTTCTGCTGGGCCGCAACCGCCGCCTCGCTGGATCTGGTGAACGAGTCGAACAGCGACGCGGCACCGCTGGCCTGCTGCCCGAGCCGTTGCAGCTGGCGATCCACCTGCGACAGACCCTTGGTCATGCCACTGGCATTTGCCGTGAACTGCACGCCAAGTCCGATCTGCGTCGCCATTACTTGCCCATTGCTTGCTTCAGTCCCTCCAGCTGCTCGAGCAGTTGAAGGTCATGCTGCGGTGCCTTTTCAATCGGTACGAAATCTTCCGCCTTCGGCGTCTTGCCTCGCTGGCAATATGGAGCCAGTGCCGCACTAGCCAGCAATCCGGTTTCCCGCCAGGTGTCAGGCAGCGGCGAATAGAAGCGGTGGTACGCCATCCATTCGCTGAGTTCGCGGGAGTCCATGTCCCGCATCAACTGCTTGACCGTCATGCCAAGGAAACCCGCCAGACGAAATACGAATCGCTTCGTCGGGCGGATGGCTAGTTTTTTGCGAGCTCCTCCACGTCTTTGTCTGTGAGAGCGTTGTGCTCCATGGCTTGCGTCCAGATGCGGCCGAGCACCTTGCTCGACTTCTTCGCCAATGCCTGTACGCCTTCGTCACCGGGGAAGAGCAGCTCCCCCTTCTCGTCGCACAAGCACTTTGCCAAGAACTTGGTGCGAAAGTTTTCCACGCCTTTGTTCTTGTTGAGCACCCAGTCGTTTTCGTAGGCGTCACGCTCGCCGCAGGACATGACGCGGCAGAACACGGAGCCGCCCCACTCGGGCACCTTGATCTCCATGAGACCCATGTCATCCGCCGCCAGGATCTGTTCTTTCGTCAATGCCATTGGTTTCACCCGTCGAGAATCTTGAACGTCACGGTGTAACGGGTCACGCCGTTCAACTCAGGCGAGACGCTCAAGCCCTCATAGACTGCCTTGCACGTCAAGTTCGCACCGCCGCCGCTGATGGTCAGGTCGTTACGAACGCCATAGCTGGCAGTCGAAACGCCAGCCGAGCCGAGGCAGGTGAGAGACACTCT